TTGAAGAAGCTGCAAAAACAATAGGAGAAACCGCGCGTGCGTATAAGCTAATGCACATATCAGAGGCTCAAAAATCCAGTAGGGATTATACACGGTTAATGTATTTAGGTATTATTATTGGGCCAGCTTCGGGAATAATATCTGGTGTTAGTGCCGCGTTAAATCCCGAGATGAATCCCACTTTCCCAATTATAGAGATTATGTTGGGGTTTTTATCTGGTATAGTTGTTGCCTCTATTAAGTTCGGGAGATATGATGAAGTGAGTAATGCAAATAAAACTGCCGCAGCAAGATATTCTAGTATAGAATCTAATGTTAGAAGGCAATTAAGTTTAAATAGAGAAGATCGGCAACCGTCAGTAACATACATGGAATGGTTAGAAACTAAATACGAGGAATTGTTGTTGTCTGCACCCCTATTACCACCTAGTAATTATGATAAGTACATTAGTGAGGCTAATGAGCAGAATTGGATAATTCCTGAGAGGTATGATCATTTGATAAATATAAATCGGGGTTCAAGGCGAGAACAGATATTGAGAAACAACGAAATATCTGTGAATATAGTACCAAATCCAAATATTCAAAATGGTATTGAACAAATGCGTAGATCTGTTACTGGTTGTAATATTTCAGAAACGAATCAATATTCGGATCAAATGTTAAATTATGAATTGGGTAGAATGGAAAATAGATAATTTTATTATTCTCCAATAATAAAATGAGTGCAGTCGGGAAATATCTAACAAAATGTGTTAATTCGTCGGAAAACACCCAAGAATTGTTGAATACGATAATTAAACACACAGAATCCAGTGCTGGGGCAATATTTCTTAAAAAACACGATTCGTATGAATCTATTTTTACTGTACCAGAAAATGAACTAAAAATAACTCTGAATGTAGATGTTCCTGTTATTAATATTATAACAGACCATAAGGAGTATATAACTAGTAATCATGTTATTATTAATAGTATTATATTACCAATAATGGAAAATTCTAGTAATTTAGGAGTTTTGTGTTTATTTAATCGAGAGAATAATTATGATGATGATATCATGCCGATTATTGTTCCATACATTTCTCTATTACAATTAATATTATCCAAAATACAATTACAAACTCAAAACAAAATAAAAGATGAAAAGGACTTATTTCTAGCTAATATGAGTCATGAAATTAGAACTCCCTTGAATGGCGTAATAGGTTATAACCAGTTATTATTACAAACAGAACTTAATACTATACAAAAGCAGTATTTAGAAAGTATGAATCAATGTTCAGTACAATTAATGCAAATAATAAATGATATTCTAGATTTTTCTAAGTTATCGGCTGGGAAAATGACTATAAGTACAGAATGTGTGAAGATGAAAGATATAATAGATACCGTGATTACATCAATGGCTATGAGACTCCATGAGAAACAACAAATTTGTAAAATTAATATAGATTCGAATATTCCCAATTATATTATAATAGACAAACAAAAAATTATACAAATATTGATGAACCTACTTACTAATGCGAATAAGTTTACAGATAAACATGGAAATATAGAAATTCATTTTAGTGCTAGGGATACATTGTTAGAGATTTCTGTTTTGGATAATGGTATAGGTATTAGCCAAGAAAACATCAAACGCATATTTACAGCATTTGAACAAATCGAAAACTGCCATTCGAAAAATGGAACCGGACTTGGTCTTGCAATATGCGTTAAACTATGCAATCTAATGGGTGGTAATATGAATGTAACTAGTAATATAGGGGAGGGGTCTATGTTTACAGTTACAGTACCTTACGAGACTTCAGAGGAATTAAATAATTCAGAATATAAAGATTGTAAATTATTGGAGGGAAAGATGGTATTGGTGGTGGACGATAATCCAAATAATCGTTTATTCCTGTCAGAAACGTTGTTTGAATGGAAGATGCAACCGATAGTTTGTGCATCTCCGTTGGAAGCATTACGTATGATATTAGGTAATAGATATAACTTTGATTTGGGATTAATTGATATTTGTATGCCTGGTATATCTGGTACTGATTTAGCCCAACAAATTAAGACTGAAAGACCCTTATTCCCAATGATTGCATTGTCTTCCAATGATAGTTTTGTCAACAATGATTTTAAACAAAAGATAGATAAACCGATTAACAAAGTACAATTGTTTAATGCAGTTTACAATGTTCTAAACAACAAATGTAACCCGCAAACTTATATAGGTTGTCCGGATAAGATAGCAGATAGATCAAGCACGATCACTCGTGATAAATTTGATAAAGAAGCGCGTATATTGATTGCTGAAGATATTCCATACAACAGTTCGTTACTAGTAACTATGTTAGAAAATATGAATTATACTAATATAGACACTGCTTGTAATGGTAAAATTGCGATAGAGATGATTGGTAGTTCGTATGAGGAAAAAAATCCGTATCATATATTGTTGCTTGATCTACGAATGCCGGTAATGGATGGATATGAGGTTCTTGATATATATCACAAAAATGAATGGAAATTGCCCAATATTGTAGTAGTAACTGCGTCGATTATGGATAATGACCGTAATAAGTGTAAGATTTTGGGGGCAAAATATTTTATAAATAAACCAATCGATATGAAGGAATTAGAAACAACTATGTTACATGCATGTGATTTATCAGAAAATTTATTATTTATTTGATTGTAATAAAATGCTTAGTAGCACTAGAATGGCAATAATAGCAGCAATTTCATTAATGATTGGATATATTGGTATGTATATAACAGGTTATCAAAATTCTAGTTCAAATATGTCTTTTAATATCTTGGATGATCCATACTTTTCCGTTTCATCAGCCATGCATTTTGGTAATAAATATATAGGTATCCCTTTTATATTATCTAGTATAATTTTAATGACTGGATCCTTTTTCTTGTATGGTTATGAAACTAGAGAAGGTATATATCGTCAAGCGCTTTTTAATAGTATACTATTCATAATACCGGCTCTAGTTCTAATCGCTATTATGTTCGTACATTTTGTTTATGGTTGTGATTGTGATATGGCAGAAATACCTTCTTGTTGTTACAAAACAATAGAAAATGGTGTCGAAACTGGAGATGTAACGGAACTGGGGAAATGTACCTATGAGAATGTTAAAACTGAATTTGCTAGAGATATTTTAGGGGATCCCACATGTTGCAACGAACCGGCTTGTACAAAAGATAAAAATAAAGCCATGGCATTACAACACACAGAAGTAACTATTATTGCATTTGTGGCGTCCCTATTATTCTTAATTATTAACGTAATAAATTGGTCCACTAAAAAAATTCATAAAGAAATACTTATTATATTAATCATAAGTACACTATCTAGCATTTTTATATTATGGGATACGGGAGGAGATAAATATAGATTCGTATTTGGTATTGTTGAGGGTTTGCAAACTCCATTACTATTATTAGCTGCAGTTTTAACAACAACTTATAAATAAAATAGCGTAATATAAATGAATGAAGTAGGACAAATATATGAAAGACCATGGGGTACTTACAGAACAATTGAACAATCAAACAACTACCAAGTTAAACATATCGTAGTTTATCCAGCCAAAAGACTCTCGCTACAGTATCACGAACATCGAAATGAACACTGGACTATTGTTAAGGGGAAAGGAATTGCACAACTTAACGATAAATCTATTAAAATGGATGTTGGCAGTTTTATAGTTATACCTAAATTGTCTAAGCATCGTATGACTAATGAAACTGAAGAAAATTTAGAATTTATAGAAATTCAGGTGGGTAATTATTTGGGGGAGGATGATATTGTTCGAGTCGAGGATGATTTTGGTAGGATTTAATTTTTATATTTCTAAATAAGAAATATAAATGGTTGATCTAGATCTAGATACACCTCGTGAAGCCCTTCTTAATATTCACGAACCAGAATATAAACCAAATTGTATCACAATTATGTTCAAAGCATCTGTATCTTGTATAAAGAAAATTTTCTGTATTCTACCCAAAAACACTGGGGACATACCAACTTAAAAATTATTTACCTAAAATCGAGACCCTAATAAATATATCACCCATCCCACCACGCACCTTACTATATTCTTGTTTCATTCGAGACTTGTGTTTATTATTTACTACCATCCCATAATCTTTCTCCATTTCCGCTTCTGGCACTCCTTCGACTGGAAATAGAACTGCTACAATTAATCTACCATTTTCTGTATAAATACCATTAGTTGCTCGACCATCTTGACCACATTCTAAACAATTAAAACTTTGTTTAAACTCCATATTTTCTGGACTATTATCTAGGGCTAAATACCCAGGACATGGATTTGCAATAGTAAGAACTTTAAAGTCTGTTTTTTCTTCTTTGTGTGTATGTGTATAAGTTTCTACCCTAGTATTTGGTGTTCCTTTATCTTCTCTCATCAAGTCTGCACAGCAGGGATCGCAGCACCTGTAATATTTACCCCAAACTGGATTATTATTCATATCTTTTATTTTGATGTAATCAAAATTTTTGATTAGATTGCCTTGTCTGTCTTTACGATCTGGCGCTACAATAGCGCCACTGACACCACAATACATTTGATTGTATGCGGCGAATTTATTAGCTGGCATATCAAGATCTACTAGATGTTTAAAAAACGCGAAACCTCCAGAATTTCTGCTTTTACCATTTGGGAATACAATGTCGTACATTGTTCTGAAATTAGCAAAAATATTCTTTTTATCTTCAAGTGTTAACTCTTGGAAAGTGAATGAATATTTTTCAGTAGTATTTCCGCAAAAACAAAGCAATAAAACTATAATTATAATAGATAGAATAATAATAGACAAAATTTTAGGATCTTTATACCACATTTACAATATAAAATGATAATTTATAAAAATTAATTATGATCAAATTTTTAAAACAAATCAAAAATTATAATATACCTACAATAGATTATTTGATTATGTATACCGCTAAGACTCCTACAGTACATTGGGGGAGGTTTATTAGAGACGATGAGGATAATTATAAAGGCTCAATGAGTAATATAGCAGAAAAAAATACTAATCTAAGCAATCATGACCATTGTGGAGGAGAATTGTGTAAATATCCACCTACTAATAAGAAGATTTAAGACTAGACAGTAATTTATCTAAATATTGTTGTTTACTACTATCATCAACGGTACACTGTTTTTTTAATTCATCTAATCCCTTATCAATCTGTCCTTGAATACCAACATCATTCCATTTTTTCCATTTGTTAACGTATTTAGGTTTTAAAGCCGTCTCAGGTATTGCATCACAGTTTAGAATTTTATCATTTGTGTTACCGTCTTGTTCCATTTTAGCAACAAAATTGGCCCAAGCACCTAAACACGCACAATGACTTTTATTTTTACGAGTTGCAGACCACCCATCCTGTCCGGTGTTTGCTGAAAAATTTGTTCCTATACCCATTTGTTTGATACATATTTGATGCACCCCAGGGTCATTTTCTCCACGATCGGAACAAGTACCGGAATTATCCCATGAGCCACCTGTATCATCTGAATTATCTGGTTTTCTACAATTCTGTAAAGGTTTTCCGTATATATTCAACTTAGTTGGATATTGTTCGTTTAGTACGGACTTAGATGTAAAGTTTGAGGATGGTTTTTTAGTAAAATAATTGTAAAGTACTATACATAAGTATACTAGTAATGCTAGAAGGAATATAGATAAAAGAATTACGAATCCTAATTGTAATTTACTTTTGATTATCATTTATTAATTATATTATTTTAATATAATTAATCATCTTGTTTCAATTCAATCGTTTCGTGAATGTAGGATGCTGTGGGACCACCTGTTTCTAATTTTTGAATAATATCATTGAGTACTTTCTGACCTTCTAGTTGTTCCCCCAACATATCTTCTATTAGATCTTGGAAATGTGGGTCTTTTATCGATTCGTGTATCTCGTAAAGTGATAAGTATGTTGCTTTTTCTAATTCTAGGGCTAATTTGTAAGCATCTACAACTTTAGATTCTGAATTATCTAACTGACTTATATCTACTGTACCAATAGTCAAATTGTCTACTTTACCTCCGCGTTTAACTTGGTAATCCATCAACATTCGTGCATGTTTTAACTCTTCATCTGCCTCGTTACGGAAGTATTTGGCTAAATTAGGGTATCCTTCCGATCCATGAGAGAAGAAGCAACATAAACGTTCGTAAGTTGCGAAATTATACAATTCTACAGATATTTGTTTATTTAAAAATTGTTCTAATGTAGGAGTCCATAATAGGGAAGTGCCTGATATCGTTAATGGTGTATGCATTTATAGTATAAATACTATTTCTTTATGTTGTTTGACAATTTGGTTTAGATTCTAAATAGGCTAGGATTTTACGTTGATAATCTATTAGGGCATCTTTAATATATGCCCATTTTTCTTCAAATGTCTCGTCAAACTTATTATCCCTCAATTTTTCTATTAGACGTACAATGTATTCACTGTTAATTATATCATGTAGCGATAAAATAGATCCCTTGATCTTGTGTAATTCTGACCAAAACTCTGACCAATTAGATTTAGAATTTTCTCTTTCTAAAAAGAATTTTAGATCATCCATGTATAAATCTATAATATCTGATATATTATCATCAAAAAGATGGTTGTTATTAGATGGGGTAACAATACCAAACTTATTAAACCATATGGGGGCAATAGTTCGCCTAATATCGTCAGGTTTCATTAATATTTTTGGAACTACACCGTGTACCATTGTTTCAAAGAATGTAGTTTCTTCTAAACTATTGTTGGCAGAACGAATTAGTGTTAAACATTTATAATTAGAATCTAATACCCTTAACAACTGTTGACAAACACGAGAACCGGATTCTGAACAAGTTCTGTCATGGTCATCGGAGTAATCTAAATTTTCATCACATATTATAACATGATAATGTTTTGGACAATCTAGTATTTTATTTAGTAAAAAAGTTCCTAGGGATAGGACTTCGTTCATTCCATCACCGCGTATGATTCTGTTTTCAATAGGAAGACCAAAACCGGAGAATGCACGAGTCAATATTTTACGCTGCATCTTGCAATCATCAATTCCATATATGACTGTATTAACAGGAAATTGAAATTCTTCCACATCCGAATTAGTAATACATGCATCAATTTTATCGTTAAGATAAGTGAAAATTGTTTTCTCCTTTGTAAAATTAATGCTAATAGTTCCACCACTTGCTTTACTACATTCAGACATAATAAAACCTCCGTCTCCCGCTGATTTCATGTTTACTTTAGAATCTAATGTATGTAATCTAGTTCCCTGATTAAAGATAATGTTGGGGTCTTCTAGAGCCATAAGTTCTTCATGATTTTCTCCAGGTAAATTTTCCACTTTCATTTCCAGTGTAGTATATTTTAAAGATAAACTTACCACAATAGGTCCACCTCGTTTTCCATATTTCAGTGCGTTTGTAGTAGCATTACGTAAAATGTAAAAATACACTTGTCCATCAAACATAATTTCAGGAAAATTACGAGGATAAATATCCCAAACATATCTACTCCCACGTATTCTACGATTTAGGTCAATCAGGTTACAAGGTGCTAGATTTTTATTCCATTGATAATCTCCATGTATTATATCCCTAGCCAAGGCATCAGACATTGTAGTTTGTAACATATAATGTAAGTCATTGTGTAATTCTGAATATCTACCTAATATATCCTCTTGATAACTCATAGTATTAAGTTGTCCGTCTTTTTCAGCCTCCTTATGCATTTCTATGAAATCCCTAGTATGACCTATAGCACTTAATAATCCATTCTTAGTTTCGTGTCTAACAACTTTATTAGTTTGACGATCTTTTTCACGGGCAATGTCTTTTGCTACTACCTGTTTCTCCAATTCAAAACGTTTAACGCGCTCAGATACATCCCTAGTAACAGAAAGAATTTTATTATCACCCATTGGGGATAGAACACTTTCTGCATCAATACTATTTATTTTACCATGAATAGTTTTGACCATTTCACTTGAATTATTTGTTTTGATTGAATGTAAAATACTTTCTATGAAAAGATATGGTCCCGGCGCCTCTTGTTTGTCTGATCCAACAATATCTATAATATACTTACCAACAGGAGTTTCATTATAACCAAATTTAATCCACGAGGGAGATGCATAAATTACCATAGGCCAACAAGTTTTTGGTATTTCACTCATAATTGTATTCACGTCTAATTCTGTATTTTGTTTTAATTTGTTTGTTACCCATTCGAATGTTCTTTCGGGACCATCATCTATCAGAATAAGTTCTTGTGTTGATTCTAGAATTAGTTCTAATTGTTCTCTGTCAGGTACATCAATTGTAATACCCATAAAATCCATATGTCCATTCTCACGTTTTTGAGGTATTATATTGATAGATATTCTACGTCCATTTTTTAAAGTATAAATTGATCCCACGCTGTTTATATAGGGTTCATCCTCTGTTTCATAACTCATTAAAACTTTCTTGTAGTCGTGGTAACTTTCTGGTATCATTAGGGCTTCCATTATACATCCCTGATATTCACATAATTCCTTTTGTGTATAACCAAGAATTGATTCACATCCGTCAGATGCTGCTAAAAATTTGGATAAACTATGATTTTTAAAATTACCTCGAAAATTCCATACAAAAACATTATTAAGACCTTTGAATATACTCATTAAATTATCAGTCCATTCTTTTTCTTTCCTTTCTAGTTCTTTGCGTTGTAATTCAACTAATTCAGTGATGTCTTGTGCAATTCCAACGACACCTGATATCTGATCTTTATCACGTTTAGCAGTAGCGTTAAGCATTAATATACGTATGTCACCTTCCTTAGTGATTAACTGTTGTTGATAGTTAGCGGTATTTTCGCCACATAAGGCCTTATGTAGTACAGTGCCGACACTTTCTCTTAATTCTGGTTCAATAAAATCTAGGAAGGGTTTTCCAATAACTTCTGTTTTGGAGTAGCCAGATATAGTCTCTGCCATGCGATTCCATTTATAGACTTTGAGTTTCGTATCAACACCGAAGATGGGTGCGTGGGCTTGTTCTATAATATCTATCCATACATTATTTTCTTCGTCTCCAGAAATTTGGTCTATTGATAGCATAGGAGCTGTTTTGATTCGTTTCGATAGCATTATTCTTAGTATTATTAGTATTTTATCTTTAACATCAATTTTGTTTTTTCTGCAAGAGTTTGCGTATATGGTAGGACGGTAACTGAGTTGAATAACTGATGTTACTATGAATAAAACGAGCTATATGTTCACAGTTACAAGTAAAAATATTGTAACTAGGTAGATGTGTAGAAATATATCGATATCTATCTTCCCAACCTGTTTTTGGTGGTATATCTAAAGTAGTAAATGATCCGAAGTCCCTAAAGGTAATATTCCTAGATACATTGTTCTTATTGAATTCATAAATAGTATTCCTATCTATGATAATTCCGTAATGTTTGGGTCTATATCCCAAGTAATTTGATTTAAATGGTTTTAGAACTAAAAAGCCGTATTGTAGAGACGATACACAACACAAAATCCATATAAATACCTTTCTCATTTATTTTAAATTATTATAATTATTGAAAATAAATGACTAATGGTAGCGATTATGAATGGAATTCCCAACAGGAAATGATACTTAAGAAATGGGCTGAAATATCTGCGAGTTATCAATGGATGCATGATAGATCCTATAGAATATATAAGGAAAAAAATATTAAATTTGCCCTCCCAGTTATTGTGATTAGTACTATAACTGGTACCGCTAATTTTGCTCAACAATCATTCCCAGAAAAATGGAAATCGTATTTTATCATGGCTATAGGAACATTAAATTTAACAGCTGGTTTAATTACTACTATAGCCCAATTCCTACGTATTAATGAATTGCAGGAGGGGTATCGTGCGTCAACAGTTGGTTTTGCCAAGTTATCGCGTAATATAGAAGTTATGTTGGATTTACCATTAAAGTACCGAGGGGTACACGGAGAAGCGTATTTAGAATCTTCCAAACAAGAATATGATAGATTGATAGAACAAAGTCCAGTGGTACCCAAAATAGTGCTAAAGGCTTTTATGAAAAAGTTTAAAAAACGTAAATTTGCTAAACCCAATTTGATAGATATAAACGAGATAGATGTCTATCACGAAGATATAGATCATGGAACTGAAGAACACAATCGAGTTATGCGTAATTTACATGAAATATCCCAACAGATGACTAGTATTAGAGAAATAAATACAAATTCTGTACCAGAAGCAGAAATTGAATTGACTCCCACAATTAATAGTACTACTAGTTCCAGTGAAGAGGATACTGGTGGAAATGATAGTGATGACATTGTATGAAAATCACAACAAAAATGTTTACTATTTTATTGTAAATAATAAACAAAGTAATTAGGGGGCAAAGCCCATGATTAGTTTGTGATGAAAAGATTGTAATTCATTTTTTGGAAGATTTCTAATTCTTCTTCTGGATATTCAGTATAATCTTCATAATTTCTAAGTTCTGTTTCGTAAAACTTAGATGCAACAGCAACAGCTGCAAACTCATTACAACCCGTGGTATCTACATAATGTTGTGCAGCTACTGGGGTAATCGGGTTAGTAGTTTCAAACGCCTTACAAATATTTTGAATGTTTTTTGATGGAGATTTTTGCGTGATTATTGTTTTCAGATGTTCAAAACTAAACGATGTTGTTATTTGAAATAAACTGGATTCTAGGGCTTCCCTAGGTGTCCACCTTTTGTCTTGGTCGAATTTTAGCATTCCACGTATTAGTTTACCGACTGAGTTTTGTTTAAATTTACGAACTTCTGTTTTGACAAATTGCAACATTTCCATATCAGAATTTAATTCAACTAATGACATTGTATATAACTCAAGAAACACGATTCCCATTGACCACATATCAACCGGATAACTATATGGATTTTTCAACACCACCTCGGGTGCTCTATAAGTTACAGTAGCAACTTTTCCGGTATGGGTCCCCTCAGAATACAAACCATCAAACATTTTTGCTAGAGTAAAATCTATCAAAACTGGTTGCATATTACTTTTTAGCATAATATTATCAGGTTTAATATCCCGATGAATTATACCATTCTCTTTTAAAAAATATAGGGTTTTTAATAGTTGATAAACTATTGGTTTCTTGGTTTTAATCTTATCATTTTGAATAGCGTAACTTAATTCCATACTATATTTAGGTAGTATTAAACCAACAGAGTCCTCTCCCACGATTACATCTTCTAAATTGACAATACCCTGTTGTGTTCCCTGTAACATTTTAAGTATTGATATCTCACGTAAGGCTCCCAATTCTATATCTAAATGAGTTTTACCTATTTTTTTAAGAACCAATTCTTCGTCGTTATTTGATTTTAAGTTGTAGACGTTGCCATATGCACCAGAACCTATTTTTTTACCTAATTTATAATCTGTATTGATTTGTTTTTGTGACATATATACTTTCTAACTAAAAGTTGATATACAAAATCATTTTTAAACTTGTATAAGTTTAGAAGATTCATTTACAATTATTAACCTTAAATAATTTTTCAAAAAAATATATGATTAAATAAAATTATGAACCAAACCGTAAGTAATCCCTACGCTCTTCCAGATGGCAACGGAAATTGCCCCAACCCTAACGCTATTTTACTAAAACAAACTCCTGGACCACCCCATGGTCAATGTTATTTAACAGATACACATAGATCCGATCCTAATAATCAACCATGTTGGGCATACCCCCCTTCTTTCTACGATGAGCTAAAAGGTCATCTTATATCTCCCAATCACGAACTTGCTTATTGCGCCCCAACATGTTCCAAAACAAATTCATGTCCAGAATTAGTAAGAGATCCTAGTTCGGGAAAAACTTTACAAGCAACACCTAGGTGTACAGCAGATTTAGGAGATACTCCAGATGATTTTGTTGGTCATTGTTATTTATCAAGATTTCTGCGTAATGACGACTCATTTCATTATAATGAATGTGACAAATATACTGATCCACAAGAAAAATCAAATTGTACTTCGGCTGCTTTTATAATGCATACATATTATGATGACTTACTACATTTATCACCATCATATTGTCAAACTCAATATGATAAAGCAAAACCACTTTATGATAAAGAGGGAGTTAACGACATAATTAAACAAACATCCCAGGGTAAAGAACTATTCGACAATTGGTGTAATGGAGATATTGATCCCGTATTTTTCTCTGGAGCAGAAACCAGAGAGTTCATAATAGTTGATAATAATAATTATACCGTTGGTTGTACAAGAAGATATGGTGACTTACCTTCAGCTTGTGATAACGTACATTGTAACCAGTTTAATGATGAAAAATTTTGTAGAACTGACCCAGCAATTAGTCCGTGCTGTAGATGGAAAATGGGACCTATTAGTGACTTCGATACTTATGATAATCTAGGTTTAGTTAATATGGCATTAATCAATAAACCTCCTACTCTAGAAAGATTTGAATGTTAATATAAAAATATATATTTTATATTAAAGATACTGTTGATTATTCACCTAAAGTACGTGGGAGTGCTTTAACACCCGATGAAATTGCTGGGAGTAGATAAAAGACTATTGGTAGTAACGCATTTAATACAAATCCAAGAATTAAGAATCTAACTGATAATAAGTCAAAATTTGTGATAGCCGTAACAGATTTATTACATGTTATCTTCTTTGTTGTCTTATCTAGGGTGCATGTACCACGAGTTAGGAAAAATTTAGCTAATGTTATTAGACCAAGGATTGAAAATAAAAAAATAAACAATGAAACTAAAACCGGAATATATATATACGGCTCAGATAATGAGACCTTTTTAACCATTTATCATAAGACAAATATTATTAATAATTTTTAAAAAATATGAGCAATATAATAAATGTCTCAAGCTTTTAGTCCCATAGCTGGAAATGAAGATTTTACAAAAACTGGAATGGTCAGTCAAGTATCAGCAATATCTGCTGGACATGCAGATATTGGCACTAATTTGAATGTAGGAGGTCACATCAACGGTTGTATGACCTTTCACACCGTAGAGGGATATGTCTCAACAGAACAATTACAAGCTTTGCCGAGCCCAGTAGGTTTTAATCCAGGTGGAGTAGTTTTTCTACGTACTGAGCCTGGAATTACTACTGCCCCACTCGATGAAGATGATAGAACAGTGGTCTTTCCTTCAAAAGCAATCATATTTGAATGTGTTGCTACACATGGTGGTGTAACTTTGGCACCTGACAACGCAGGTTTAAGTATAGGACCTGCACCATTTGACGTGGAGGCCGCAACTATTGGAAATTTCAATCCTAGAATAATCAGTGGTATACCTGCGGGAGGTACTGCGGGTCGTATGAGTGATGGTATTGCCATTACCCACGCTCCGAACGCTACTGCTCAAAGTGGTGGTCAGGGATCACGTGGAGGTTTTGGAACTACAGGAGCTGCTGTGGCAGACTCCTTTTTAGCGGTCGGACTTTCAAATGCTAACTCGGTAACAGCAGGAAATCTTAAAGTTCGTATTAGTTATGTAATTGTCCCAACTCCTGCGGAAAATAATAGCTTATACTTAACTGGGATCTATGGAACAGTATAATCCCGAGATAATTTGAATTAAAGAATTTTTTTTGTATTATTAAATGAATAATACAAAAGATTGTACCATATCGAATTTAGAACAACCTCGTATGTGTTCATGGTTATCTGGTGATAAATCCAATAAAAATCTCAAGGATGAATTGGAAAAATGTAAAACTGAATTGGTGGAAAGTGATGAAGAGTTAGAAATAGAAAATATATTAGATCAAATTGAATTAGAAGATAATAAAATTAAGATAAATATACTTGATTCAAATCCTATTAAAATAATCACACCAAAATTTCATATTAACAAAAATTTAGTTCCTAAAGATAATGATCAAGAAACTACATATCTAGGGAACAATACCAAGCAGGATAACTCTCAGGAAGAGACCAAGGGAGATCAAGATAAGTATGTGGCTAATAAACACGTGATGGAGGCAGGTGCCGGACAGGACTACACAGATGAAGAAGAGGAAGAGACCGATGATAACTGTCAGAAAGAGCTTGATGTAGATGATTTGGGTAAAAATGGTGAAGAAGAAGATTTTTTTATATATTTAGACAATAGTGTAAATCCTGACTTTCCAGTTTGGGTTGGTGGTAATAAATACGGAGATCTGGAAAACGATGCGGTGTTAGTAGATTCTGGGAAAACTAATGTTATTTTTTACGGGTCAGTTAATAATATTTGTAAAAATAATATTAAATTATGGTATAATTATTATTATGAGTTCGAACATAATGTATCTTTAATTTACGATAAAATTAAAAGGGGTAGTACGGTTAAAATACCGGAAATAATTCCAAATCCGGTTAAAATGTTAGACATAACTTTTCAGATCCTACATTTGACTGATGAATGTCCTATATTAGATTTATTCCCGGAAGAATATGCTCAGGATTTGCAAGATCGCTGCTATAATATAAATTGTAACAAATACTTTCCACTATTTTACAAGAAGATAAATTTGAATAATAGGATATTGACTCATATTTGGTTGAAAAAATATAGGAATATTAACTTATATGATATAGCAACGAGGATTGTTAGTTCTATGCCTCTATTAGATCCATATATTATTCTAGAGGTAACAAAAAATTCCAATATGTTAAATAGGTATAACATAGAATGTAGAAAATATTTACCTAAATTTTATTATACCTGTTTAGACAGTGAACAAAGAAAAGAATTACTATTAAAAATAAGTAATAGATATTTTTGCAATAGTAAAGAACTACAAATGTTCCCATTAAGTGTACTCAGAGCTAGCTAAAATATTGTTATATTTATATAAATATAACAAATAGTATTAATAATATTTTTACTTACCGGCTACCGGTGTGGCCTTGTATTGAGCCTGCTCGTCGGGAGTTAGCTTCTTCCAGGCTGCAGCCAATAATTTATTTACTGCGCTTGGCTTGGCAGATGGATTTTTCTTCTTATATTGATCCCTTTTCTCTGAACAAAAAAGTTGGTACCCGGACAACTTCTTAGAAGAATCCGCGTCAACAACTTCAGGCTTTACTGCTGGTTCCTTCTCCTTCTTAACTGTAGTGTCTGAAGATTGCATCTTTTCCTTCTCAGCGAAGTAACGAGTCTTATCCTTAGCGGCCAATGTATCAAACTCATCAGTCTTCTTCTTTTCCTTAAGGACTGCCCAACGCTTTCCAAGTTCCCTAGTAATCTCGGTAGCCTTGACATCCTTACCCAAATCATTCACAACCTTCTCACGATTTGCATCGCAAAAGAATAAATACGCCGACTTACCACGCTTGGGACCAGTCTTAACCTTCTTAACAAAATTCTCTGGAGGTGTATAGTTCTTAATTTCCTTCTGATAACGTTCCTTGTCAGTATCGGCCTGCTTCTGGAACGTATGCAACTCCTTAGAGCGCTTGGGGTCGTTCTTTAGCTTGTTCCAACGCTGTCCAAGTTCCCTGGTAATATCAGTAGCTTTAGCATCCTTACCGAGATCCTTAACAACCTTTTCGCGATTGGCGGAGCAAAAATACAAATAAGCGGATTTACCGCGTTTGGGAGCATCTGGATCTTTGTTCTTAAACTTTTCAGCTTTGCTTAGCATATTCTTTAGAGTAGTCTGGTTCTTAGAAATCATCCACTTAGTCTCTAGTTCCGCGGAACCATTTTCCGCGAAAAATACACTAACGAATTTATTCAGATTTTTCAGTAGAGTTGTCATATTTTTCAATAAAAACTTAATTCTATAAACCTCTATTATATATTTCATTGTTACTTTCCGATTAAATTATGATTTAAAAATAAATGATCTACAATTAGAGTGCATTCGTGCCCGAGTGGTCTAAGGGGGTGGTCTTAAGTACCACTGTATACGTACGCGTGGGTTCGAACCCCACCGAATGCAATCTATTTAAACAAAAAGGTTTAAATAGATTTAGTTTAAGACAACTATTATTATACTTTATTTAATTTAAATATTGTTACATAATATAAATGAGCGGAATTGGAAGTAGCACATTTAGATCAATAACTAATGATGAAGTTAATAGATGGCTTGTCCAAGAAACATCAAGTCCTTATGATATAAATTTATTCAGCGCAGCATCACTTAATGATTTTCCTCTTAGTACCACAGCACCCACAAATGGTCAAACACTAACATACAATTCAACTAGCGGAGTATGGGAACCAACGGCACCAGGAGGATCGGGCACTGTTACATCTGTAACTCTAAATCTTGGTACTACCGGATTATTAACTAGCGCAGCAGCAACTCAAACAATAACAAATGCTGGTACCTTCACAATTACAGGTACATTAATTCCAGCAAATGGAGGAACTGGAACGACAATTACTCCCAACTCTGGAGAAGTATTACTTGGTACAAATGGAGGCATATATGCTCCAACAGGGGCAACTGCCGACGGACAATTATTAATTGGTACAAAAGGAGCGGGATTTACAGCCACAACTTTAACAGAGGCATCAAAAGGTGGTATTGATATTGTCGACGCCGCCGGTAGTATCACAATAGGAGTAAACATACAGCAAACAACTAACACTACTGGTATGAAACTTCTTTATTGGGATGATGCCAACGGAAGATTTAATTTTAGCTAAGTTTTCTTATTTTTAAGATTTGCTACCTTAAAAATATTATTTATCTAGAATGCCAGTAATAAGATCCATAATAAACATAAATTTCTTCTGAAGGATTTATATTCTTAGTACTAACTACATAGGCTTTATTCCTTTCTGGAGATAAGATATATATAGAATTCTCCAGTTTATTATTTCTAGGGTCGTTAATATATCTACCTAATGCGTAACTTGTATCTTCAGAGTTTATATATTTATTTTGTCCAAGAGATAATATATAATCTCCTTGTAAAATTTTCCTTAGGTTATCGCAATTCTCAACTTCCAAAAGTTCTCCAGTATATTCACATATGATGCTACCCTTTGCAATATACTTATCAGTAAATAATCCTTTACCAGCGTTCTTTAATAATGACTCTTTAACTACTAAACCATCAGAAACTATATCTAATTTATCAATATCACTTAGATTGAGTTCCTTATTTAAGTTGTAGTCTAAACTTAGTTGCTCATTTGTAAACATATTTTTATATACTCTTTCAATATCACTATATCCACTAATTTGACATACAGGTATTGGAGATAATAGTATAAAAATATCTTTTTCCTGCAATGTATTCCATATATAATCCGCATTAATATCTGTATGTACTACATTATCTTCATTAGAAGAAAAAGCTGCATCAAGATTAACTTTCCACAAGTTTAGCAGAGTAGGTACATAATTTTTTCTAACTACATATGCAGCACACGACTGACATTTTCTAATTTTAACACAAGGATAATTTTTGTATTTCTCATATTGATCCATATTACATCCCGACATCATCAAAACGTTCCAATCATTATCTTTTTCTAATTGTAATAAACCAGATAACAACAACGCCGGCTCTAAAATTTTAACATCATCTTCAAAAATACTAACAAACTCACCCGAATTTTCCAAAGACAAAAACTGTTCCAACACCCTAACATGTGACTCTAAACAACCAACCGCCCCCAGATTATATTTTATAGCATCAAATCTAGTAAGATTTGGTATCCCTATCTTTTCTAATTCTTTTTCTACATACTCTTTACGGTCTGTGCGCTCTTGTAAATTAATGTAGTAACAGTGTTGAAGCATAGCTAAATTACTAGGAAAAGTAGATATGTTTTCTTTTACTATCTTAATTTGATCGTCATTTTTAGCTAACTTTAATGCTTCTTTGCAACTATCTAGGCCTAACTGGTAATCCCTATTATGCCAATTACAGATACTCAATTCGTTCCACAATGTAAATTTAGAAAAATCATCCTTCAAACATTCCACAAATTTCACCGCCATGTTAAAATACATATTAGCCATATGATATAACTTACTTAACCTATATATCCTACCAATCTCTATTATTGGCAATGGTCTAAATTCCTTTAGAGTATTTTCTGCAAACAGGGAGGCCTGTGTAAAACAATTTATTGCTTCATGATTTTTATTCAAAAGTAAATTAATATTTGCACTAGAAATATAAGACAAATAACATTGTTCCGAACCATCTTCCATTCCCGTACGAGTTGAATATAAAAGTAAAGCCTGCTCGTATTCTTTCAACTTAAAATAAGTTTCTGCTAAATAATACAAGGTTCTAGCATTACCCTTATCTTTATACTCTTCATTCAACACTTCCTTATCCCATTCTAAACGTTTCACCACTCTTTTCTCTCTGTAATCGCGATTTTGATATAAAATAGATCTAGATTCAGACAGCAATATATTATCTAAATTATGATTAATTAAAACCTCGTACACACAACCTATATACTTCCAACCGGTGTTAGCCCTAATTATCCTAATAATCTTGTCTTTAGCAACAACTCCAGATTTCTCCCATTCACGATTCAAATATAAACCAGATGATAAATAATTTGTATCTAATTCATTTCTCAGGGATTCTATGTTTTTAAGTTCATCATTACCATCCAATAATAGTATCCATTCTGTATCTGGTATATTCTGAACCCACTCTAAAGCTTTGTTCCTAGAAAATTCAAAGTTAATCCATGGACCCTCTTTTATCACCATTTCTTTATTAGTGAAAGAATTACAAATATCTAGGGTATCATCGCCTGAACCTGTATCATAAATAGCAATACGATCGATACAATCTACATTAAGTGACTCTAATGTAACGGCGATTCTATCACTTTCATTCTTAATCATCAACAAAGCGGTTATATGTACCATTTTTAAATTACAAATACACTTTTATAAATAATAATAAAAATATTATCACATAATAAATGGCTCATTTATTAGATAAAATAATGGATATGGATATGGCACGTGATCTTATCGTAGATAAATTCGAAGATGAAAAATTCCTCAAAAAATTTATCAAAAAACTTAACGACTCCGTCGATGTACCCATGATTGGAGAAGGTACCGAACGCAAAGTTATCAAGGCTATTGTTCTCGCTGTTGTCAATGCATTAAAAGATCTTGACCTAGACGACGAAGAAAAAATCTTAGAAAAAATTGAGGAAGCTCAACCAAAAGACGAGGTACCAACTCCCCCCACAACTCCTGAATTAGACTAAGCCCCCGTCCCCCACCCAAATAGGTCTAGAATATAATAGTTATATTTCCTTATTATATTCGATAATAATAAAAATCAATGTTCATATCAGTCATATGTATATATATATTTGGAATACTTATTACAATCCTTATAAAATACTATATGGATCCAAAACGACGTAGGAGAGCAAAACGTTCCGGTAAACCTAAAAACCATCTCTTCATATGTTGTTAAACTGATACCCTCATAGTTAAGGGATCTACGTCATACCACCATACTGTAACTTTTAAACCACCAGAAGTAATTGCCGAAGCACCTGTTGCAGGTCCGCTAGGAGCAACTACAAGTAAGTCATCTTGCGAAACCCAACTCCCGTCGTAAGGAGAAAGCCCTTGGCCATCACCAACTGGTCCACCAATGAGTCCGGAATCGTCTCTTGCAGCGACAGTCCCTAAATTTTCCGCATCTAATCCACCGCTTCCATCTATAGTTGGAGCACTGCAACCTGGTCCACCTCCAACTTCAGTACTAGCACCTCCGAGAGTTTGAATTGCTGCAATAGGTGTTTGAGCCTGTAAATTTAAAGCAACGGTGCCGGCGCCGTCGACATCGGCTGGAATTTGAAGATTACTGTTGGTCCATGCAGAAATAAAGGTGGCGCCAGCGCCAGTTAAACCATTCGGCGTTCCGTCACTAGTCTCAATAGTAACTTTTAGAATAACAGCGTTATTCGGAAATGTAAAACAAGTATTATTTGTTGAAAAATTAGTCGTTACTTGATTTAGATTTGGTGTAGTTAATAAAGCAAATCCTGCATCGCCCGCCGCCGGGTGCGGATCGGCTTGCGCCCCTAATGATACCGCATTAGAAAATTCTATAGGTGTGTAAAGTACTTGTGTTTTAAGTAAATCAGGTCTAGTCTGTACATATATAGGTCCTGCTGTGTAATTAAACGCGTTTTCTGTTGCCGAAGAATTACTAATATTTACAGCATTATTAAGATAATCAGTTATGCCAGCAACTTGATTTGAAAATACGCTGCTAAACCCATCATTTCCTGCAATTGATAGTGATGTCATTTTATTATTATGTAATAATAAAATTTAAAAATTAGTAAATAAATCTTCCCAATAGCAATAATAAAGAGTTAATTTTATACCACTTTCTGCAGTTCTACCACTCAGAACGTCGCTCTGGTTCTGTCCGCCATTGATCGAAGAAACAAAAACCACCTCTTGATTCTGGTTGATGGTTGTGACCACACCAGTATTGGCGACACTTAGTCCTTGCCCTCCTATAAGGGATTCATTGTTCTGGCCGGCACCAGGAAAAGAATCGGCCACATTTGCTGTATTACTACCAGCAATATTAGTAGCGCCTCCGGGCATATTAATTTGTGCTGTATTTGTTCCATTAGATATTACAGGACTTGGATTTAAGTCAAATACGGGGTCCCCAGCCACCGGCGCCACATACGCCCCGGTCTGCAACTGAGTGTTGCTCGGAGAGGTAGATAATAAGGGAGCTACTTCTCCATTAGGCCCATATGCTTCTAAATTTTGCTTAAGGTATATTATAGTGTTTCTAGTTGGATTGTTAAAATCAAATTTTATTTTCATGAGTCGGTCATCTGCCGTGGTTGGAAGACCATCGGTGCTAACAGGTACTGTGCTTCCTATAATTCGATCTTGATTAGGTGAAGCATAATATGGAAAACTGCTGTTGTCGGGGTCGGCGGCGTCGTCTATGAGTCGTAAATTTGTAGGACTGTATCCCTCTATTTTATGAACAGCACTAAGAGGAATATTAATAAACATAGTTTCACCTTTTGAAGATAAGCTATTTGAATTTCCCAACATATTATTGGATATGTTAACGTTAGAATTCACTAAATCTGCAATATTACCTGAAAATACTGAATTAACCATACCAAAACTTTGATTACCATGAATTGGATCGAATTGTGACATTTTATTATATTATAATAAAATTCTAATTTAATTAAAATTAACTTATTCTATTATGTTTGAGAATACAAAATAGTAACTTTTAAAGCGCAACCTGCACCCAATATAGGACCGACACCGGGATTTCCTACATTAGTCGGCGGCGTCTGATCGGTGCCTGGAACATTATTACTTGCACCTAACACGATACTTTGGGGTGCGCTGGCTAGAGTGCCCAAGACAGGACTGGCTCCCACCACTGTCCCACCTCCAGCAGCACCGCCGTCAGCCGCGTTTTGACTAATCGTGTGAATACCAACACCGGCACTGGCTGCGGACACTCCATTTGTGGTTGTATTAGCAGTTGAACCAGAACCTAGTCTTCCTCTGGCTAGAGAGGTACTTATTAAACCAGATACAGTAGCTCCTCCTAAAAGATTGAAAGCATTATTTCCTGCAGCAGCGCCGCGCGCGTCGCCAACGAACGCCGAAGCACCCATTCCACGTACTAAATTAAGGCGAGCGCTTGTTACAGTTGTACCAATAATTGCACTATCAGTGGTAGTTAATAAATTTATACTTAGAGAATTATCGCTATTAGGGTCTGCGGGAGGATCAGCTTCATTTGTGGTAATAATTTTTGTAACAGAGCCTGTTGGACTATAATCATAAGAAGAGACTCCATCGGTATAAATCTTCTCAACTGTTACAGATATAATTGAAACAATTGTGTTATCGTCATCAGCCGTAAATTGGGCGACTTGGGGATCACGTCCATTTGCACTTCGCGGTAAATTAGGTGCATTATTTAAATACATACAACATCTCGTTACACCATCAGCAACCGCATCCTGAAGATAATTGGTAAGAAAAAGTGGACCAGCCCCACCACTGGTGGGGGCGATGGGAGAGCCAATAAAATCGTCTGGTGTATAGGCAGTTATAATTTTGAGATTATTTGGTGCAATGGTATATGGAAAGGGTGTAACTGATCCTTGAAGTTGTGCTAAGGTATTTTGTTCTTTGGTAACTATATTACCCTTATTACCAGTGTTGATTACGTCTGACTGTGATCCTAATCCAGAAGAATTAATTACTCCAAAACTTTGATTTCCAGCAACGGGAAGAAATACTGAGTTTGACATTTTTATTATATTATTATATTTTTAAAAGTATATTTTAAAAATTTATGCCATGGAATCCGTAGATGCGTAATTATAGGTAGAACCATTATTTAACTGAAAAGATAGTTGGTTAAATTCTAGATTTTTTGGGGTTATATTTATATTGTGCCAATTATAGTTTGGTCCCATGTAGGGTAATATTACTTTAGTAACATCGTGACCATCTTCGTCAGTAATATTCATAACTGGGGAGGGGCCACGTGTAGGGATAACAAACATTTTGTATACCTTTCCTTCTATTGTGTAAGTGATGAGGTAAGTGCCATGTTTTAGTTTTTGAACTGATTTATTCATATATTGTATGAATCCTATGTAAGCAGCTTCATATATTAGAAGAATGCTGTACCAAAATATTATAACTTTATTTTCATATTTCATGGAAACCATTTTAGTAAGTTGATTCCATTTGGAACATTTGATGGCTAGGGATTTGCAAAAAGATAGGGCTGGTTTAATGTAAAATGCTGTAAAGAATATAGCGTTACAGAATAATAGGGTGTTAATATTTACTTCAAACATTATTATATAATAATAGTTTATAGTTTTAAACAAATATTGTCTAAGAATAAATATGGGTGCTAAAAGAAAGTATTCAGTAACAGTAGTACCTAATGAGGATGAGCATTTTTCATCCTCAAAATGCAAGTGTGAGATATGTAGGAACATGCATTTATCTCAATTGGAATGGGAAACTTTTGTACCAAAAACTCAATTACAAAAAAGAATGAAAAATATAATTAATAAATTAGAATTAGAGGCTTCTGAAATGAGAACGGATGTTCTAGATCACATTCCAGAAACTTTAGGATGAATTTTCAGTTTCTAACAACAATTTCATAAATGCATCAGTTAGATTAAGATGGGATTCTAATAATTTATTAAAAGTTTTCCATTTTGGATCCTCTTCCTCATACTCATCATCTTCCTCATACTCATCATCATCTTCTTCCTCCTCGTCATCCTCTTCATCATCCTCTTCAAAATGAATTTCTTTAGATATTTGTACCTTAGTACGTTTATTACGGGAACTTCTGGTTTTGTTTAGGGATATATCATCCGTACTTATGGGATTTTCTGTTCCATCTGGTAAATTAGTTTCAGTATCAATCATTTTAGCCTAAAAAATGAGGTCTTTAAACTAAGTCTAAGAATTTGTAATTTGGTAATAAATGATTCAATCAAAAAGGAACCTTTATTACCAAATAAAAAGATTACGTATTAAACATAATAAATTAAAAAATATATTATATTCTTACGAAAATGAGTCTAATTTTGACCAACAAAAACTCGACAATTTAAAAGATTATATGTTCAAAATTATACTAATGCAAACATGTGTTTTTGGTACCGGAATACTTCTTTATTTACGAACTAAAACATGCTAAGCTATTTAGTAACCATTTCTATGGCTCCAGCTATCCCTTGAACTCCCGTTGCTACTCCTCCGGCGGCGGCAGCAAATTTATAACGCCTTTTAATGTAATAACTAATCCAACCAATAAAGAGTAAGAATATTCCAAAGGCAATTATCGCCCAACCTAAAGTACGTTGATCGTCAGAATATAATTGGGAATCATCAGGATCCGTAGGATTGTAAAAAACATCGAAGTTTGTAGCGTAATTTGTCGTGTCACCAGTATTACAATAATTACAAAGAGAACTTGATGTTGTTACTGCTGTACTTTCATGTGTAGTGGCTGGATTATTATTATCAACAAAGCTATAATTGACAGTACAAGAATAAGAAGTACCATCATCAGTTGACTTTTTTGTACAGCCAGGTTGTATACTTGTGATACTACTGTTTGTCGATGTCTCGGTATATACACGTTTTTTAGTAATTAAATATACTGAAACGGGTAGAATAAATATGACACAAATTATGGTCGCTATTATTGCTCCAATTAATGCTGTAAATAATCCGAATGAAGCACTATCATCATATATTTTTTGAGAAACACTCATTTTATAATATTATAACATAATATTATAAATGTTAATCGTAACAGAATTTGATGATATATTGAATAATATAAGTTCCCTATTAACATATCGTGAATTAAGTGATTTTTGTGCTGTAAATAAACAATATAAATCAATTGAAAATAATTTAGAATACAACTTTTTGGATGCTAAGAGATTATACAATGCATTATTAGTATGGAAATCACATTCTCAGACAAGACCACGAGTTAATTCATGGTGTCGTAAGGTCTGGGATCCATCAGAAAAGTTTCTTTTTTAATTTTAACAGAAAATTAAAAAGTTTTGTTCCATATTATTAAATTTATGATGCTAATAGACGATCTACTTCATCAATGTTTAATCCTACTACTTCCATATTTCCCTTTCGGAAAGTAGGTGTAGCCTTTACGTTGGGATCATTACTTGCTAGTCTCATTTTTCCGGAGGCAAGTTCATTTCGATAATAATGTTCTGCTTTTTGGGCAAATCCACAATTCGGATTTGTATATAAGATCACTGGTTCGTCCTCGTACCGCTCTATTGTATTAGACATGTAACCAGTAGCAGTAACAACTGGGAATGTTTGATTCATACCTGGGCAATATCTGTTTATAGGTAAATAACTAGATTCGCTGTAACATGGGGTTACATCAGTTTGTATTCCCTGTACAAATGGATGGGGGGTTCCCAATTGTTCATATATAGTTGGTACACTAACTACTGGTAACGATTTGTATACGTTAAAAGTTGCACCGTTAGCTCCATATTGTGATATATCAGAGTAACAACTATTATTTAGTGAAGTAAGTGCTTCCATTTTTATATAAATACAATATTATATTTGGAACTGTATTTTTTGTTCTTTGCTTAAATAGGTTTTTAGATGTTCATAAGAGGACGGATCACAATCATATTCTTTCAATTTAAGAATTATACCCAATGTCATTATATTTAAATTTGGTGTAGCAGTTCCTAATTTTGTGATAAGACCCTGGTTGATTGGTTTAGCCATTCCGAAATCTATTACATATATAGTTTTACCTATCATCATATAATTCATTAGGTTAACATCCCCATGAAAGACCCGTGCTTCGTCTAATAACTTATATATTTCTATGATTTGTTTTTGTTGAGAAGTTTTCAATATTTTATGTTGTTTATCTATTACATCTAATAGATGGGTATCCATTTTATCCATTACAATGTATTTTGACACAATATCTATGTCGATAACACGAGGAGAGATGTTGTATTTAGCAGCTTTGCTTTGTAGTTTAGCTTCTTTTTTAAGATTTGCTGATGATTTGCGTTTATTGAAGGTTTTCATGGCATATTCCTTACCTTTGATTGTTTTTACTAGATATGTTGTTCCCTCCTTGCCCTTGGAACCGAGTTGTCTATCGATGATATATTTATCAATTTTTGAGTTTTTATATTCCTCGTATTCTTGGAATGCGTAGATTATATTTCTGGTCAATTCATTCTTGGAACGCGAGATGGGTATTTCCATCTCTTCTGCTAGTTTTTTAAGATTAATGTAATTAAGTAAATTTAGTTTATTAAAATCCATAATAATTCTGTTACTATATAATTATATATTTCTTAAATCTATCTAATATCCCATACTACTAATAAATTCACTCAATTTTTCTACATCTGGTTTGGGTATTGATTCCATAGATGGATTTTTTAAATTTTCAACTGCGCATTGGTTAAATACTACATTAATTAATAGATATGGTAGCGTGAAGACAGTAGCTAAAATAAAATGTACAATTCGTTCTGGTCCTCCCTTGGTACAATTAAGTGCAATATTAATTGCAAAAAATAACGCTAATATTTCCAAAAACATGAATAGTAGACTTGCTATTAGAATTGTTGTTTCATTAGCGGCTGACATACCTGTAACTAGGGATTTACCAGTGCTGTATTTTTCTAATTTCTTTCGTTGGTAATTTTCCATTGCATTCTTTGTTAGTGCAGCAGATATAAGCATTTTATTCTTATACAGGAATAAAATAAAAATAGTATTTTAATCACAATTTGATGGATCAGAAACCTTCTTTCGTTTTTTACCTCCCTTACCTCCCTTAAATTTTTTATAATTATCATCGTTCTCCAAACATTTAAAACAACAGTAAAACACTATCTCGAACTTCTTATTCTTCATTTTAATTGTTTTTATATTGTGACAATTGCTAGCAATACCAGCATCACATTTCTCACACTTAGCTGTTGAAATGCTGCTATTTTTAGATGGAAATGACGTAGTTTTATCACTATCACTATCACTATCACTATCACTTCCAAAAAGATCTTGCATTGTTACAGGTTTCCCCGTATCAGGATTTATGGGAACCTCTTTCTTCTCTTCTTCCTTCTTATCACCCCCAACACTTGTTGTACCCTTGGTAGTAGACGTATCCTTCGTAGTGGACGTATCCTTCGTAGTAGATGTGTCCTTTGTAGTAACAGTGTTATCATCGTCATCTGAATCACTACCCCATCCTCCCGTACTTGGGTATGTCGTAGAGCCTCGTGACTTTCTTTCCTCATCACATTTTTTACATTCATCGTCCTCTTCCATGGCAGGTAAATCACATGAATGACCTGGTCCATTTTCACTAGCTTGTTTTTCACAAGCTATCAAATCATTAGTCATTTTTTCTAGAAAATTTGGCGCTAATTCTATATCGGCTGCTTCTATATCAATTGGTATAATACTCTCGTCCATCATTTTAACTTGGCCATCACTAGTTTCCTTAACCAAATGCCCGTACAATTGTAAAAATCGTTTAGTAAATTTTGGGCTCAATTCACTTTGTGTATAGGGATTGACTAACATTCTATTGTTTACATATTGATCTAGGAGATCTGCTATTACAAAGCAATAGTCGTCACCGTTTTCATCTTTATAATAAACTATTTCATAGTCCTTGGCGTCCTCGACATCATGAGCATTAACACATTTACTTTTCCACTTCCTAAAACTACCCCTAATTTCACCACCGAGTTCATCAACTTTTTTGTTTCCCTCGGGGACAAAATAGCGTATTCTAAGTTCTGGGTTAATTCGTGTGTAATATATCTCTGCAATTTGATCCGCGAATTCTGAAATTATCTGATGTATAAGTAATATATTTTTAGCTATATATTCATCACTTGGATTTTCCAAAGCTTCTGGATATTTTTCAGGGGGTGAAAGCGAAACTAAAATATCAGGGGTGTAATACACTTTACTAATACGTTCTTTTAATATTTTAGCGTCAGGATCCCTTAAATATACTATCAAATTGGATAAGTTCCCTATAAAATCCTTGTTTGTGGGAGAATCACTTGATATTTTCTTAATTACTTCATTTACAAACGTACCATCAACACCATATTCCTTAACTGTTGGAGCAATATCAAGTAATGTTTGAGATAATAATTCATTACCAAGTTTTAACATTGGATCATTCACAGGTTTCTCCATAACATCCATTTTTTTAACATCCCGATCCTGCAACTTTTTAGCATACCAATTCTGTTGTTTTTGAAATAAACTCTCATCCTGTATAATAAATCCAGAATTCTGCGTCTCGTAACCAATGTAAAAACTAACTGGATTACCTATACTCTCTAGGGTAGAAAAGAGATCTAGATTCTGAACTTGTGATGATTTGTATCTATTACACATCAACTGATAAAAATTGATAGATACTAGATACCATGTTTTACCTCCATATTCTTTTATTTTTTGATTATTACCCTTGGCGACAAATTTTTTAATTTTGTTATAATCACCATTCGCATCAGCTATATATATACCAAAAACCTTATCACCCACCCAAGGAGAATTCTTAATATCACTAACACAATCCTGATTCAAATAAAATTCAGCTTGATTTACTCTACCCTGTGGGGCTGGGGGTATATACGTAGGTGGATCCTCGTACGGTCTTACTGATCTACGTTTTTGAACTGGTCTAGAAAATTTAGGTGGTGATTTGACACGTTGGGGGTCTTCTTTACCCATCATCACCTTTTCCATCTTTTGTTGACCCCTTTCCTTCTGTGGAGTTATAGTGATGCTTCCATCTGGTTTCTGGACTACTATCTCTTTTCCCTCTTCCATGACATCACCGAAGATCTCTAGGGCTATATCATCTGCCTTATCCCTATCTGTCCTACCCATAGCTATTGCACGTTTTATGGCTGGTCTAGATTTATAAGATTCCCAAAAATTTTGTAAAGACATTTTTTCGACAGTCTTTTGGTTTGCAAATTCCCTAATGAAATCAACCCACATCGATTCGGGCAAAGTATTTACAAAGATACTATCTAATAACCTTGCTCTACTTGGTGGCGCTCTCATAGGAATTTGTTTACCCCTAGCTGGATATGGTTGTTTACTAAATTTATCCACTTCCTCTAATATATCAGATGTAGAATTTACTGTTTCCCCTAGGGATACGGATAACCTGTCAAAAAAGTCATTGACAGTTTTTTCTTCTTGTGTTACTCTACTTACGGATTTAATATTAGGTGGGTTTGGTCTGTAATATGTAGGTACTGTAGGTTCTTCAATGATAGGTTCTCTAGCACTAGCTTTCTTTTGTTGTTTTTGTAATTTTTTTAACAAAGCCATTTTTATTGATTGTTAGTATTTTATATATCAAATGAAAAAGTTTGTTTTAAACGTATATATAAAATAATATAAATGAAGTTACACAAACTTCCAGACGATCTGGTCATAAAAATATGGAAATTTTTACATACAAACAAGACTTCCGCTTCTATGTATACGGTTTCTAAAAATATGAAAAGGCTAGGCGATAAATATGGTTATATTAAAACAATATCATTCGGTATGAATGATAATTTTCTTAATTTTGTTACAATATGGAGTATTAATTATAGAACTATTCGTTCTGTCACAATGAAAAATCTACATACACCCACTAATTGGTTACCGGCTATTAAATGGCCAAATTCAATATCTTTTGTCAATTGCACTGCCAGACAGTTAATAATACCCCCGAAATCCAACACTAAACATTTATCATTTATCAGAAATAATCTATTTAATCTTCCTCTGTTTGGTGGTCTCGAATTTACATACTATTTCAATATACAATGGGATAGACTCTTACAATTAGAAACAATCAAGATTAAGGTTGAGCGATTATCCTTCATGGGGTTAGAACATTGTACTAAATTGCGACAGGTTATTATTGTAACAAAAGATAAACAAGCACTGCCGGAATATATAGCAGAATTGGAAAAACTAGAATCTTTGATTACAAATTGTTACGCTACAAGAGCCCTAGAATTTAAATCAAAAGAGTTAAATACATGTCTTATGCCCACAAAATTTAAACTCAAATCTGGAAGCAAAACCTTACCTGCTACACATCTATTGGATAATAGTAATATCAATATTGAAGCGTTCATTGTGTAGGTTACAACTTATTTAGTGAAATAAATCTAGCAGACCATCCTATTCCATCTAAATTAATAATAACTATAGAAAATAATATTATACCTATAAATGCTAAGTAGGGAGTATTAGGATTCTCAAATGCTCCGGCTACCAATCCAATTGTTGCCAAAGCAGCGACCCACAATGGTATACATGCTAATATAACATCTAGGAAATTATTACTTGCAAATGCCCTTCTAGTTAGAGGGGCCCAAAATATCGAAGAAATTAGGAATACTAAAATCAAAATTTTACCCATATTTCCATTTTTATACGTTAGGAGTCCCTTTTTGGGACGTTCACCCCATATTCCGGATAACCAAGTCGAAAATATTAGAAATCCTAATAATGCCAACACTTGAAAAACAGCAGCAACTTTAACATTTGTTTTATTAATTCCCAGCCAGTACTTAGATTCTAGATAAGATGTTTCATTCTTAAATACCATGGAATATGAAATTAATACCAAAAATGCGCTAATTACATTTAATATTGAGATCATTTATTATAAATATCATATAATATTTACAATTCAAGATTATCTTTATTTATTTTATCGTATTGTTTTGGAGCAACATCTTCATATAACCAGGAATAAAACACATTCTCTATATCAACATCATTATAATTCAAAAACTCACCATCTGGTCGATTTCTAAATTTATTACAATATGAATGTACTAAATCTTCCGCATTTTTCTTTTGTAAATAACTAGTTTTCTTTAATCGCCAACACACAGAGCAGTTACCCTGATCTGAACAATTATTTTCCAGTATATCCTTTTCTTTTTTACTATTCCTTTTTGTTAAATAAAAATGACCACAATTTTCATGGTTAGCCATAGTAGAACTTAAACGCAATTTTTTATGTAAAAAATCCCTCTTATCATGCAATTCATTTTGCGAATAAGGTCTATTTTGAGGAACATACTCACTGTCTAATGCTATAGAATTCATTTAATTTATACATAAATATATATGCTTTTAAGCTAAACAAAATAATTTAAATTTATAAACATAAGTTTATAATATAAATGGTTTTCTATCGTCTATTCGCAGCTATCTTCGCTGCTTCCGGATTCCTATTTGTATATCCAGAAACAATCCAAGTTGTCGGCTGTATGACTTCCCAAAATAACACTCTATGCATGACCAATAATTCTAAACTATCTACAACTCAAAACCAATGTCTCAACTCCCATCCGGAGTGCCCCTCGGAGGTCTGTTATACTGATTGTCCATGCTCTTGTTTTATTCCCTCATCCTCATCGCCATGTCTCTGCTCTGCAGCTACATGTTCTTGTTAGTCTTATTATTTTAAAATAATAAAACTAGTTAGTTAGGGCCATTTGAACCGTTAGTTCAGTAATATCTTCGGTAACTTTATTTTGTTCTATATCGTGATCCGTAGGGTCCGTATCGTTCGTTGTATTCTTGTCCGTATCATCTTCTACAATAACTTTATTACTTCTGATACTATCTATGATCCCAGTCATAGTTCTTTTTAAAATATTATCTTCCGATTTTTTATCTTTTTGTTGATTCATTTTATGTTACTCAATATTATTAGTTGTTTCTATAAATGTTATTATCGTTTGATATGTTTCTAAGGCTGCAATTATAGTTCCAGTATCTTGATAGTCATTTATCACATTATTGTTCTTATGTAATAAAGCTAGATTTATATTATATTTATCAGCAGTATATTCACTATTCTCGGGTGTTACGTTATAACGTCTAATAGTAACATTCAGGGGGTCGTAACCTGACGGATTATACGAGTGTGGTGGTAAATCATGCTGATCTGGAAGAGTTCTTGTTTGAAAACAATTCCACGGTAAATGCTCTAGGGATCGGCGCATCCCTACCTCGTTATTATCCCTAGATATAAAAGCAACTAAATATCTACATTCGTTAGACAACAGACAATACATCTTGCTCATATAAACACTAAATTCATCCACGTCCTTTATTTTAACCATTACGGGATGATTAAAATACTTGTTAATGTGTTTTCTAATTTCATCTCTTTCTGGGCGAAAATCTTCTAATAATTCACCATATTGTGACATTTTAAAGTATTATTTATTTTTTTAAATTCATACTATAAATGAGTTATACATACATCACAAATACACAATTTTTCAATCCCACACCATTCGATCAAGAGCTAATGACGCAAATGAGATTACAACAGGGGCTTGATCAACAAATGATAAGTAACATATCCGCCTCGAGTAATTTAAAATACCCTATTAAAAGAACTCCGCAACCAATATTCCATGGTTTACCACCCCCATGTAATGAATATTGTCTCCGATATGTTAGGGCTCCATAAAATTATTTATTATATCTCTTATAATAAATGCAATTAACTAAAACAGACCTACTATACATATTATTACCATCACTAGTTGGATACGGTACAGCCATGGTTTGTCCCATGGATAAATCTTCTGGATCTGATGTTAAATTTAGACCCCCGTCGTACGTATTTGGTATAACATGGCTTATACTTTTTGTCCAATTAGGATTCTCTTGGTATATTGCTGCTAGAAATTGTTCAAATGTAAACCTATGCATCACAACCTATGCTATCACAACCCTATCATTAGGACTGTGGACATATATCTATTCATGTCGTAAATCCAAACTAGGCAGTGCTTGGGTTCTGGTTTTATCCCTAGCAGCATCCCTAGCATCATTTGCGCAAGGAAATGAACTATCTAGAGTACTAATAGCACCCCTAATAGCATGGTTAATATTTGCTATGCTTATGAATACTACCCAAGTTCAAAATACTTATTAAGGAAATAGCTTCATTCGTTTACCAATCTCATCTGCGTCCCTACTCATATTGTAGAATTTTATTGTTGAATTTAATTCTGTTATAGTTTTCAGGTTAGTTCTTTTGAAAGAATATGCTGTTATTAACATGGAAAAAAATAATAAATACAATCTCATTTTAATTTGTACCACTTTATATTTATAAATTTACATATTTTATTATTTTTCAATGGTTAATGTCGTGCCAAGAACACTAGCGACTTCCTTAGTATTCTTATTAATAGTCAATTCCGAAAGGTCAACTTGTTTGGCAAATTCCTTGAGACTAATATCAAGTTTCTTCTTACAAATCCAATAATATGTCAGTGCTGCTGCCACAGATTGAGGTCTAGACCTATTTAATTTAGACGAACGGTTTTTAACCTGTTCATAAAGAGCGATTACTTCGTTTTTCTGTATTGGTGTAGCCCTGAATTTATCCATGATATCATGTATGAGATGTACTGGTGTAATAAACGTGGTGTGGATTTGTGAGTCCTTGGGGGCATTAACATTTACAATCTTTAACCCCTTCAAACCATTTTTCCTATTCAATCCAAATAATTTAATCAAATTTTCTGGTGTTTGGTGTTTACCTGACATCTTGTAAGCATGAAATATACATGCAAAAACTATAGCCTTACGTGAATTACCCCTATATATCTGTCCTTTCGTAACCTGAGAGTATAATTCATCTGCTTTATTTACTATAGTCTCACTAAAACCCATGTTTTCTACATCCTTAATTATATTTCTTTCCTCGCATTTCCTAATTTGTACCCTATTCGGGTCAGACATTCTTTTACTGTCCGATGATCCATAATATCGCCATTCTTTTTCGTGTACTATTATCTTGTTAATTTCTTCTCCACAATCCACGCAACTTGTTATACCATTTTCTGTTACTACATCAAGGTGACAACACTTACATAATTCTTGGGTGGATTGTTCAATCTGTTTAGTAGTCTTATATTCGACGAGAGCTTCCTCAAAAAGTGCAAAATCTGACATGTTGTTAAATTTAGTTTATACAATATTAATATTTATTAATTTCATTTTTAATATTCTTTATATAATATAATTGATTGATTATATTATTCTTTACAATAATCCTTCAGCTTATCATTGACCATTTTAGATGGTTCTACGGTCTTGATATCGCACATAGCATCTTTCAACTTAGCTAAATAGGTGTCTTGGTAACTCTTCTTATCTGAAAACTCAAAAGGTTTGGCTATTATACAATTTGACGGCTGAGTTTTATACACTTCGTCGTAATCATCTATTATTACCGTATTATCTTTATTATATCCATCTACCTTATATATATCCCACAAAGTACTCAAATCCTTAGAACCATTTTTTAGTTTCTTAGATATATCACAATGATATGAAAAAAAGATCCAATCTAAATTACGTTCCGGCTTATTCTGTAATAAAATCTTCTCAACTATAAAAGTAGCATAATCTTTACTTGCCGCTGTCCATACTGATACGTTGAAATTCTTAAATAAATAATCTAAGAATTCTTGCAATCCTGGTCTTTCAAATACTATGTAATACCCGTCCATATCATGGGATATAAATTTCTTTGCTTTATCCTTAGACTTCTCAGGGTTATACTCATCATCTCCCTCAGCACTAATCAAAGTTTGATCCAAATCTAATAATACATTTACTTTGCAAGACATTTATTATATACTAAGTTTTTATCTTTTCCATAAATATATTATTAATTTACATTTCCCTCTCTTTCTGCATTTGCTGTGCCATAGCCATCAAATTACTACCTTGTGTTCCATTCTCTGACGGAGATTTCATCTTTGAACTCATATCTCGATTCACCTCTTCTAGCTTTCCAAAATCTTCAGTCAATTCATATCCACCAGCTCCATTCCTAACCCCTGCTGGGGGTCTCTTAACATACTCAGGATCAGATTCATCAGAATCTAAATTTTCTATTTTAGATAATCTTTCCTGATTAAACTTTTGTTTGGACTTAACACGCGGCTTTACAGGCTCATAAGTCTCTTCTTCACCATCACTGTACTCCTCTACATGCACTTTTTTCTTTCTCCTCCTAACTGGTTGTGATTCTACCCCTCTACGTTCTTCTTGCGGAACTTTTTGTTGCGGATATTGTTGTTGCGGAACTTGTTGTTGCGGATATTGTTGTGGTGGAACTTGTTGTTGTTGAGGGACTTGTTCTTGTGGATACTGCACAAATGGTTCTTCTCCATCTATTACGGATAAGGGGGGTTGCTGCATGGGAGGAGGTGGAGGAGGAGGTTGTGGCGGTGGTGGTTGTGGTGGTAAATTATGTCTAACAACGTCATCTATCCATTCAAACACTTTGGATCCCTCAAATTTTTCTACATCCCCTGTATTATATAATATCAATAAGGATGGTACACTATTAATTTGTATGTTTTTTGATTTTAATATTTGCTTACGTATTTTTTCATTATCAACGGATAAAAAAGTTAAACCTACTATAGCTTCTAAATTTACAGGACAATTTTTCAAACTAGTAAGTAACTCTGCCGATTTACGGGAGTAATTACTATAAAGGAGTACACATGTTCTAGGTTCCATATTTAATCTAATGTAATTGTATGTTTTAAATTATTTATAGTAATATATTGTATAACTAATAAATGGAAAACGCTTCATACATTGGTAGTGATATAATTGATCAAAATTACCTTAAATACACAGGTTGGTCCGAAAGCAATTTATGTGTTCAACAATACTTTAGCAAGGACACTGTTAGAACTATTTCTAGAAAAGTTAGTGAATTAACCATGGGAGTTGACCCTGAGAATCGCACAATTGTCGTACCAGATAATAGAATTATAGAAGTCATGAATTCTGTTTGGAGTGGATATAGACCCCCCACTGGGGATATATATTCTAGATATATTGTACCATCGGGGGATGAAATGTCGGATAATCAAAGGATGATAGATCAATGTATAGAAATTATTGTCAGCTTTGCACGTAATACAATTGGTATTGAGGAAAACAATAAAAAACTAACAGCTTGGACTACAGTTTATGGAGATTTTAATGAACATCAGTTGAGACAACATCCACCAATCAAAATTAGAAATAAGAGACCAAACCCCCTAGAATTCAATATGAATTATTAGTTTTAATACTTTTTGTATTTTTCAAAGTATTAAAACTTTATTTTTTCCTCAAAAAGCGTACCAATTGGTTGAAATAATGGCACCGGCCTAGTATTTCCATGACAATCATAATCTATCTTATTGAAACTATCCCGGAATTGTATGATATTCAAATGACCGCCATAATGCTCTAGTGTTCGCCAATGGGGTGCAGGTGTGATAACTACGTTTTTAGTATTCATTATATTGTTGTACATCTTTGTTAATAACATGGTGGAATTATCGTATAATCTATCGTGTTTGTTTGTGTTAATATATGCTCTACAACAATTAAATGAACAGAATACACCATCAGTTTCATAGTATTCCCCCTTATTACACTTAATATTATCATCATCAATTAGATTTTGTTTAATCTTAGTTATATTCTCTTTTATTACATACGTATCCTTGCTAATGTGTGAATAATATGTCTTTGTTACCTGAGGAGATATATATTTAATTGGACATCCTATCGGTCTACATTCAAAAGGATTTCTACACCAAAAACAATGATAACGTAGTAGGTTTACATCCATCCTAGAGTTAAAATCTATCATGGATACATAACAAGTATGTATTTTTTTCGACTCATCAAGGAATGACACTATCTCTGGTGTGGCACCCTTATTGTGTAAATCTACCAACTTAGTAGTACTCTGGGGATTATCTTCCGTAATACATTTATCAATGTTAATACCAATACCATATTTAGAATGAATTTTTGCGATATTCAAACCCTTGAGTTCAAACCCATATTTTGCTTTCTTCACCATTTGATCACTATAGATTCTAATTTAATATTTCATTTTTAATTTTTAATTTAGAATCTATCAATATAATATAAATGTTCAAATGTAACAAGAATACGTTTTGGTTACAAAATCCTATCAACCTAGTATGTACATGTGAACTGATACCACTTGATAACATGGTTTTTTCAGACCAAATGAATGCTATCACACGATTGGTTCTACTTATATTTTTCGTACTTATAATGGTAGACTTTAAACACAGTGTATTATTTTTATTACTTTCATTACTATTTATAATTATTCTTTACTACATACAAAGAAGCCAAATGATTGAGAAACAAAAAGAATCTTTTACACTCACACCTAAAAATGTGCAACAACTCAAAAAATCAACAGACCTATATCACAAACCCAACAGGGAATTAGCCCAAGCAGTATATCATCCAAAACCCGGTCTAGTTAACCACGACATATACAAAGACCCAATGGGGTGTTACTGGTGTGACAGCCAATTATATTTAGAGGGTCCAAATGGCGGTAGTGATAGTCCAGGAGTTTTCAATAATTGCTTATATGTTTCCGCAAACCAAAAATTAGTCGGGTCAGCAAACCCAAAGACTCTAATAGCCCCAGTAATCGCACCACCACCTTCAGAACTAGAATTTTGGAAAACTAATAACGCCGTTGTACACTCAGCAATCAACGAACAAACACAAGTCGAACAATATCAAAACGGTTATCAAGTCCAAACTTGCTGTGCCCCCACTTACAATGTCCCAATCATACCAACAGTAAGTGATGAACCCAAAGATGTTCCCCTCAAAATATTTAATATCAAAGAATCAGATATCATTGAAAATTATTCTAATAATAATATCAGAGAAAACTACTCTAATAGAAACGAAAATATCATAGAAAACTACCAAGGTCCCATACAAACAACCGAAATTATTAACGAACAACCATGGATAACAAACAATGAAAAAGGAAAAGCAAATGCTGACGGTGAAAATATAAATTTTGATTACCCATTTATCAAAGTATCACAGTTACCCCTAAAAACAGACGTCGTTATACCCAATGAACCCGGTATGATGGACGACAGCTGCGGATACAAACCACGCCAACTACTACAAGCAGGTCTACCTGGAAATATGCAGGCTGGTTTTGCCCAACAAGATCCTCGTATGAAAAAATACAACCAAGAATTATTCCAACAAACACTACAACCTGGAGTATACACCACCAACCAAGTCAACGAACCAATTAATAGCAACATAGGCATATCTTTTACACAACAATTTGAACCTGTCATATCCAAAACAGATCCCGTAACTGGAGAAATATATTATCGTGAAATCGATCCCAGAATTATAGACCCATCTTACTACAAAGAACAACGTCCGAAAATGGACATGAGCGCTACCGAAGCAAACGTCTATGACCCACGCTTCACCGGATACGGTACTGGATACCGTGCTTATACAGATAAATTATTAGGTCAAACAAAATACTACTATGATGATGTTGACGTCATAAGAATGCCAAACTATATTACACGTAATGAAATAGATACCCAACCATTCGCAGACGCTTATGGACCCATGAAAGAAGGCGAAGAATTCGGTAATAAATATAATTCCGAAATTAGAGCCCTAGCTGGAAACGCATTCGTTGACAGTACCATACAATTCAGAACTGAACTTCAAGAACGTCTAATGAGAAAATCAAACGCCAGACAATGGCAATTACGCAAAGCCCCTATCACCACTGGTGGACAAAGAATGCTTGGCAATCTTAGTCTCGGTGCTTAATTTGAAATCATATCAAAAAATATGATTTCATTTAAGATTCAGAATTATTCCATCGTGGCATCCATCTTTGCTCATTACCCTTCCTCATTTGCAACGACATTATATCTTGTCTATGCGATAAACTATCTTCTAACCAAGATAATCCCCCCTCGTATTCCTTACGTGTCCCTGTCCTAATAGGATCATTTTTCCTCACCGGAGTACGCATATATTGAGGCTTCATCGCAGTCATCGGATCTTTGTACAAATATCCATCTACCCAAGCAGAAGTCACATAATTAGGACCGAAAAACGGATCTTCAATAGATGCATCATTATAATATAAAATCTGACCCGCATTAATATCATCGTAACCCCTGTATCCTTGACCATAATTCGTATATTTATCATCATAAATCTCATCCAATCGTACCTTACCATCAATAGGGGGACTGTGAAAACGCATCAACAATGACCCCCTCGGCACATCTACCAAACGGCCATCATATGGTGCAGTGATCTGTCTATAACTTCCCGTAGATACATCAGCAAATCCTTTCGCATATTTTTCTGTTATCACTTCTGGATTAATAGGATGTAACCCTTTCTTACACACAGGTTCTATATCCATTCTGAATGGCTTAGTATCAAAACAATTCCAGTAATTATCATCAAATTTACAATTCGTTAACGACATATTACTAGGTTTCCGTATTGCTTCTTCAACTAGATCAGGATTATTACATCCCTCACCAGGACATTTATCAAAATCATTGTTGTTACAGTCGTAACAATCACAAAGTGATTGTGCATGATTATAAATAACATTACTCATATTTATTAATAAGCTAGGTTTTTTCTTTTTATTGCTTTGCACCAATAAAAACAAATAGAGTATTTACTTTTTACGTTTACTACTACAGCCACCACCCATACTAGAAACCATTCTCCATCCAGTAGGAGTTTTAGCCCACTTCCTACTACTCTTAGTCTTCTTTTTCTTACCTCCACTTTTCCTAGTATATGCTCCTTGAATTCTTCTAGCAGCCTTATCTTGTTTATAAGATCTTCTCTTCTTAGAAGCAGACTGTATAGTGCGTGCAGCCCTATCCTGATATTGCTTGTCATCGTCATCATCAAACATTCCATCAGTACCAATAGCACCTGCAAGATCAGATTTTAAGTCCCTCTTGGCACGTCTACTCCACTTCTTCTTACGTGCAACAGTTCCTTTCTTATACTTACGGGATTTACGGGATTTACGTGCCGACTTACGTGCCGACTTACGTGACTTACGTGCCGACTTACGTGCCGACTTACGCGACTTACGTGCCGACTTACGTGACTTACGTGCCGACTTACGTGACTTACGTGCCGACTTACGTGACTTACGGGCCGACTTACGTGACTTAGAAGGCTTTTTACCAGGAGTTTTTCTTTTACGACATCTTCCTGTTTCCCGGTCCCTTACCTGTCCCTCATTACAAGGTTTCTTTTCTACTTTTTTTTGTAGGCGCGGCGGGCGGTCTTACGGACCTGGCCCTTACGGGTCGACTTACGCGACTTGCGGGACTTGCGCGACTTGCGGGACTTGCGCGACTTACGCGACTTACGGGACTTACGGCTCTTGCGCGACTTGCGGGACTTTCTGCGCGACTTTCTACGCGACTTACGCGACTTGCGAGCCGACTTACGCGACTTTCTGCGCGACTTTCTGCGCGACTTACGTGACTTGCGAGCCGACTTACGCGACTTTCTACGCGACTTTCTACGCGACTTGCGAGCCGATTTACGCGACTTTCTGCGCGACTTGCGGCTCTTGCGGGCCGACTTACGGCTCTTGCGCGACTTGCGTCCCTTACGCGACTTACGGCCTGGCTTCTTCTTGCAGCCGTGGCTCTTGGTCTTCTTGCGACCATGGGGGCATGACTTGCGCGACTTGCGGGACTTACGAGCCGACTTGCGGGACTTTCTGCGCGACTTCTTGCGGCGGGCCATGGCCGTCATCGTACCATCTTGAGCATTACGACGAGTATCTGTCTGCTTTTCACCGAACATTTCTTCCTCATCACTCGCCGAGGAGCCTCCTCCGGCGGGGCCGTGCTCGGAGTACGTCTTTTTACGACGACTACGCTGCTGCATCTCCGATGGGGGGAGGTCACCATCGACGCGCGAGCGTCTGCCAAATCTTGAGCGACGGCTCATTCTAGTTCTAGAGTTAAATCTACTTCTTGCCATTTTGTTTTTATTTAAACCAAGATTAATTTATTTTTTTAAATTAAATTTTGTCATGTTAGACCATGACAAAATAAAAAATTAATCTTCTTTAAGCTCGCAATACTGCAGCATTTTATCTACTAGATCTACGTTAGTCAGTAGCATTCTCTTACAACAATATCTCTTGAGACCTAATAATTCCATAATTTCATCTGGTTTTTTACCTTCAGCTAAAAGTTTTTCATATGTTACTTGTTTATTTCCTACGACCTTGTTACAGGTGTAGCATCGTACAGGGATTAGCATGATTTACTATTTACTGAATATGTTTTCAAGATTTTTCAATTGCATTCTTGCGAGTTATTAACTTTTAAATAATTAGTAATAGAAGTTTGTTTAGTAAAACAGTTACAATTTTTCTTAGTATAATAAACATTAAATGGTTTGGTAGGATTTTGCCATGATCTAAAATAGACTTTGAATAGTGGATGACCCTTATATTTAGTTCCGTTGACACGTCTGAGGTACCATGTTATGGTACTCATTTCTTTCTCATCCCCCTTGGATGGTTCGAACATGAAGCTGTAGTTTTTGTCTATGAAATAACAAATATCTTTATCGAGTTTGTTTCGATTTGTGGCCCAATATTTATCAAGTGTAATTACGTAAAATCCCTCGATAGCTATTACAAAGTGACATGTTGTATCATCATCAAAGATAGCTAACATGAATCCTATGTAATCTTGTTCAGAAGGCCATGCTAGTTCTACGTTGTTAGCTATGTATGCGTCTTCTGGGTGTGTATGGAAGTTGTATAACCCTACTGCTATTTCTACACCTTGTTCTTCACCAGTTATTAATGATTTGTTTTTAATATTTAGTATGTTTACTGAATTTGGTTTGATTTCGTCAACAGTTAGGAGTCCAGCTATTTCTTTTTGACTTTTGGATCCGTCTTTGTTTTTGGTTTGAACATTAGAAGACCTAGATAAGGGTATTTCTTGTAAATTTTTGGCTGCGATTGGGGATAGAGCCATTTTAGCTGTGCAAAATTTATTTTCAGAGCAAAATTGTTTGAGGGTGTATTTTACTTCTTCTATACTATTTTTATCAAACTTATCATTGTTTTCTCTAATCATACATAAGTAATAGTTTTCTAGGGATAAGCCTAGGGGTGATTTAGTTGCTATATATGGATTGTGGAAACCTTGTTTAATATATGCTATTATTAAGTCGTGAAGTTGGATTGATTTTTTACAATCAAATGGTATACAAGCAACAATGATGGTTTTGGGGGGGAAGTTGGAAAGAATATTTTTAATAATAAATGGTACAATTTGGCTGCTTGTTGTTAATACTATTTCAGCTATATGTTTGTCCCCACTGTATTGTAGTAGTGAATATGAATGTTTGTCGATGGATGCTTGGTAAGTATCGTACTTATTTTTAGTTTGAACTTTTCTAAAATAGGGTTGCATGTTTTATTATATCTAACATAATAAAATCCTTATATACTAAAATATATAGAGTTTATTTCGGGATAAATTATATTCCAGTTAATGTATCCTTATAATCATTGTTAAATCTGGTGTGATGAAAATCCCAATATTCTTGACATCCGAATTTCCAATCTTTTGAGACCGTGGGGGCTTTCCAATAGAATACACATTCTTGCCATGTGTTAGTTTGGGTTGCTCCGTGTATATACAGGGCACAGTAATCATCCGTAAGTTGGTCCATTAGTTCACAAAAGGTTGTGAAATCAGGGATAATCGAAGCGTAATTTTTGTATAAGGCTTCTCTATTTTTTAATAGAGGTTCGCGTAGAATGAATATACCGTCAACGTTAGTTCTGATTACGGGTTTGACATCCATAGCATACTGTAGGGAAAGGATGTAAAGCATTTTCCAATGTCTTCCCTTCTTGTACATGGCTTGTTGTAGTGGTTTATTGAAAATTTTGGGATCATCTGTACAATCATCTAGGATGATGGCAGCCCAGGGATTAGCTAAATGTTGAGCTGCTATTTTTTGTCTTCTAATGAACTCGGTAAGTTTGTCTTCATTGTATTCGTTAAATACAAATGTGCTGGGTAATATTTCACTATATGCGTGATTACTGTCTTCTGATCCACTCATAGCCATCGCGACAGGTATGATATGTTTTTTAGAATACAAAAGAGCTTTAATTAACGTACTCTTACCTGTACCGGGTTTACCTACGACGACTAATTTACATCCTCCATTATAATTACGATCATTCATTTTTCGTGTGATTGGAGGTATGATATCAGGATCTAACTCTTGTACTTCTATATTAACCGTATTACTCATTTCTGTTTATTTAATTTAATGTTTAAATACTTTTTCTAATAATAAATGATACCTTTGATTAAAAATTTCCAAGCAACAAGTATACCCAAGGCGTTTATTTTGAATGCTTTATCAGGTAGTATTATAATATTAATAGCTATGTTGGTAAAACAAAAATTAGATAATCAAAAAATGCATTATTATAGAAAGAAGGATGATGTGAAAGAGCTTATCAAGATAGAGGCTACTAAAACTAGTTTGTTTAGTGTTGTGGTGACTTTTATTGTGACCTTTTTCGCGTCAATTATTACATATTCATTGTTACATTTGTTTTTTGGGTATGGTTATGGTATGTTGAGGGACACGGGGGTGTAGACAATTTATTAGATAACTATCTTCTAATAAATTAAGTTAAGTAGAAGCAAATTGTGAGAAACGTTTATCTGGTTTGCGTTTGGGTTTGGTGTATTTTTTGCAATACAATAGGGCAAATATTCCGGCTAATAATCCAAATAACAATGAATAGAGTGATATGATAGGCCATGATATTTCTTTTTTCCCAGTACTTTTGTTAATTTTGTATACCCAGGATGGTTTAATAAATAATAGAATTCCTAGGGAAGTCGTTGATATTATTAGGATAATTATTAATATAGAAAAGTTAAGACTGATTTCCATTTATTAATTTGGAACATTATATTTATTAATCCGAATCATCATCCTCGGAATGTATGCTATGGGATTCTTGTTCGACTAACTCCTTGGATTTAATATAGATAGATATTTTACCTAAACTACCAACATTAGATCTGAATAACAAGGGTAGTTTGTTAGAAGCTGGGAATATTTGCATGGTGTTATTAAGACCAGCCAGTTTCGTGATACGGGCTAATTGGTCTGTAGAAAAGGTAGCTTGATACTCGGAATGTTCATCGATGTGATCGTCTTCATCTGAGTCTTCATTTTCTCCAAAAGTTACCTTGCGTTTAAGAATCCCATCAGCGTCTGCGATAAATTCTATGTGGAAGTTTTTAGATATTACAGTGATGTTCGTGCTGCCAATACTACTTAGATCTTTGCACATTTTTTGAAATTCAGATGATGGTACAATAACCGGTTTCCCATATCCCTGGGGAGAGTCAATATCCAGGTTTTGTATAGTTTGAATTTTGATACCGGATGTGGTAATACGTGTGTTTTCCTTGGGTATTGTTTTTATACCTAGTTCGTTAGGATTGTCATTGTTGATGAAGAGTTGAAGTGAATCTTTCTTC